CCAGCGTCATGTTTTGCCGCACCAGGGATTGTGTTGACGCTGTGGGCCCACCACTGGTAGACGGCAATGCCCACAACAAGCCCACACTCAAGCCCAGTGCCATTTGGAAAGGGCCATACCAGAGCGGGTACTCCAACAGGCTGTGTACACCCACCACCAACAGCACGCCCCAAGCCATCATGCGCCAGACATTTGTCTCACGCCATGGTAGGCGGCGTATCACCCAAGCCAACCCCAACAGCACGGACAACGCCGCCAACGGCAGCCCAAACTCGACGGCTAAATGCAAAGGCAAATCGTGGGCGTTGTCGACCAAGTCACAAAAACGCAGCCCCGAATAGGCCGTCATGAAATGCGCCAAATCGGCCTCACCCCAACCCCAGTACCTGAGCGCTTTGTCTGGTACGGAAGTAACCCCAAAGGAGATGTCTCACTTTAGCAACATGTACAAATACTTTACAGCATACTTTAGCAAATGCTACAATCAAACTTCACCATTTAATTAAACCCTTTAGTAGGACCAGTACCATGAACGATCTCAATGTAATCAACCGCAAGAACGCAGAAGCCATCCAGCGCGACATCCCAAACCAGCAGGCGCTGGGCAAGTGGGTGACCGCCGAGTACAGCGGCCTCCACTTCGTGGGCTACAGCGTCCATGACACCGAGGCACAGGCCAACGCCAAGGCGTTCGCTCTCGTTAACCCGAACAGCCCAAGCACCCGCAGCACTGTTTTCCGCCCGACCAACACCCCAGCACAAGCTGAATAATTTTTAAAGGACCACCATGTCACTCGAACAAACCATCGCCGACAACACGGCCGCCATCTTGAAACTGACTGAAGTGTGGGCCGCCCTCTCGGCCGCCCCCGCCAAGCCAGCCGCCGTTGCCGAGGCACCAGCCAAGGCACCTGCAACCCCAAAGGCGAAGCCGGCTGCTGTGGCAGCTTCCGCACCGGCTCCAGCCGCTGCACCAGTTGCCTCCTCGACAGAGGAATCCGCATCTCCCGTGCTTGACTACGCCCCAGTGGGTGCAGCCATCACCGCCTTCGCCTCAGTGAATGGCCGCGACAAGACGATCGCCCTGCTGAACACGCTCGGTGTCGCCTCCGGCAAGCTCCTGAAGCCTGCCCAATACGAAGAGGCCTTGGCCTTGTTCGCAGCCGAAGAAGAGGCGGTGGCTTAAATGGGAGACCAATTCGCACCAGAAGCCCGCGCTGAACTGCTGGCCATGTACTCGGGCTTGGCCCTGCAGGGTCTGATCTCCGCTGGCGTCAGCCTAAACACCGCAGACCTTGGCACCGCCGCCGTACAGCATGCTGACGCCGTGATCACTGCGCTCGAGGCCCACCATGCCAAGGCCGCCAACGAAGAGGGCGAGGCCCTGCGGACCGCCAGCGAAGAGATCGCCCGCCGCAATGCCGAATTCAAGTTGACCTTGGTCGACGCTGGAGAGAAGAATGACAGCCCCGCTGCCGTTTAAACCTGAGCCGGACGCGCACTCCAAGTTCAGCGCAAGCGCAAGCGGGCGCTGGATGGGGTGCCCGGGCAGCGTAGTGCTGGAGGCTGGTAAGCCAGACGGCACCAGCGTCTACGCCGCTGCGGGAACCTGCGAGCACACGGTTGCGGCCGAGTGTCTCCTGTCGGGGGCTTCGGCCTCTGACTACCTCGGCCGGACCTTCAAGGTTGAAGGCTTCGACATCGAGTTCGATGACGATCGGGTTGAGAATGTCCAGATATATCTGGACAACATTCAGGACTACCGGCACGGTGCCGACGCCTTCATGGTCGAGGTCAAGGTCAACTACGCCGACTGGCTGTGCGTGCCAAAGGCTGATGGCTTCGGCACCTCCGACACCGTCATCATCAAGGGTGACGAAATCCAAGTCCACGACTACAAGGGTGGTCGGGGCGAGGAGGTTGACGCCGAGAACAACACCCAGATGATGTTGTACGCCTTGGGCGCATTGGCTGAGCTTGACGGCCTCGCCGGGGACTTCACGAACGTGCGGATGGTGATTCACCAGCCCCGCATCAAGCGTGCCCCGAGCGAGTGGAGCTGCAGCGTAGAGGAGCTGAAGAAGTTCGCCAACCTAGCACGCAGTCGGGCGGCCTCCGTCCTGAACGCGGAGCAGTGGGTGATCAACAACGCCAAGCACCTCGGTAACCCAACCTCGTCGTCGTCGCAGGCAGTGTGGAACAAGACCTTCCTGTCGGCCGGCGAGAAGCAGTGCCGCTGGTGCAAGGCGAAGGCTACCTGCCCGGTCCTGCGCGCTGAGGTGATTGATGGAACATTCGACAAGCAGCCGGCCACCCCGGAAGAGTTTGCCGACATGACACCGCTGACGGTAGGTGACGCTGGCGCTGACGCCGACCACGGTTGGCTCGCCGCCAGCATGGCCAAGGCTGCGTTGATTGAAGGTTGGATCACCGGTGTCCGCGCCGAGGTCGAGCGCAGGCTACTGGCCGGCGGTGCGGTCTCGGGCTACAAGCTGGTGCAGGGCAAGCAGGGCAACCGCGCTTGGACCTCGAAGGCTGAGGCTGAGTCGATGCTGAAGTCGTTCAAGTGCAAGCTCGATGAGATGTATAAGTCCTCCCTGATCTCGCCGACCGATGCTGAAAAACTGCTAGAGACCGCGTCACCCGCCCGCTGGAAGAAGCTGGCACCGTTGATCTCTCGCTCCCCGGGCTCGCCATCTGTGGCACCCACCTCCGACAAGCGCGCGCCAATTGTGGTGACGCCTGTGGCTGATGACTTCGCCGAAGTCGCAGCCTTTGATGATCTCGCTTAACTCTCTGAAAGAAAACTATGTCCAAACTCATGCTCTCCAATGTCCGTCTGGCCTTCCCCCAGCTCTTCAAACCAACGACCTTCGACGGTACAGGGGAGCCATCCTACTCGGCCAGCCTGATCCTGACGGCGAACCACCCCCAGCTCGAAGCCATCCGTGCGGCGCAGGAAGCCGCCGGCCTTGAGAAGTGGGGCGCAAAGTGGGCCGCAGTCAAGAAGGAGCTGGTCATCAAAGACAAGCTGGCCCTGCACGACGGCGACACCAAGAGCCAGTACGATGGCTTCGAAGGCAACTTCTTCTTGGCCACCCGCTCGAAGCAGTCGGCCCGTCCTACCGTGATCGACCGCAACAAGTCGCCGCTGACGGAAGCTGACGGCCGCCCATACGCCGGCTGCTTTATCAACTGCAGCGTAGAGCTGTGGTGCCAAGACAACGCCTTCGGCAAACGCATCAACGCCCAGCTCCGTGGCGTCCAGTTCCTGCGCGATGGCGACAGCTTCGGCGGCGGCGCACCAGCCTCGAGCGACGAGTTCTCGAGCGTTGAAGACGGCGCAGACGCAGACGACTTGGCGTAACCGCGACGCCCCTCCTGTGGGGGGAGGGGGTTGGCCAGTCCAGCCCTCTCTCCCAACAATGGGGCCTGCGATACTCCACGCTGGGGCTCACCTTCCCGGCAACACGGCACCGAATGCTACCCCACCGCTCCCTTGTAATTTTTGCGGCGGTGAAGGATGCACAAACCCTAGCAGGCTTAAATAGCAAGGGGGATTCGGAGCAATCGGGTGCTTTGGTGAGGGCGGGGTTGGGGGTTCCTAGCCGTCTGGTTAGCCAGCGCCCTCACCAAAGGAAACAACATGAACACGACACTCTGGTTTGACTGCGAGACCTTCAGCGAATGCGACCTGAAGGCGCACAGCACCCACCGCTACGCCGAGCACCCCAGCACGGAGATAACAGTGGCCCAGTGGGCCATCGACGACGGCGAGCCGCAGGTCGCTGACATGACTGCACCAGCCACGCGGGAAAATGCTAGGGCACGCCTGCCGCTCATGCGAGCGCTCAACGACCCAAACGTCCGTGTCGTCGCCCACAATTCCCGCTTCGACCGCACCCTCCTGCGCCACGTCTGGGGGGTCGACGTCCCCATCGAGCGGTGGCACGACACCATGATCAAGGCGATGAGCCACGGGCTCCCCGGTGCCCTCGGCAAGATCGGCACCGTGCTTGGCTTGGACGATGACCTTGCCAAAGACAAGCGCGGCACCCAGTTGATTCACATGTTTTGCAAACCCGCGCCACTTGGCGTGAAACTTAGGAGAAAAACCCGTGACACACACCCCGAAGAGTGGGCCGAGTTCCTCGAGTACAGCCGCCAAGACATCGTCGCCATGCGCGCGATTGACCAAAGGCTGCCGAGTTGGAACTACCGAGCTGGCCACCCCGAGCTTTCCCTTTGGCACCTTGACCAACGAATTAACGATCGCGGTTTTGCTGTGGACTTGGACTTGGCGCGCACGGCGATGGCTGCGGCGGATGCTGAAAAGCTCAGGCTCAAGCGAGAAGTAACCGAGCTCACCGGCGGTGAGGTCACCAGCACCTCGAAGCGGGACCAGCTCCTCAAGCACATCGTCGAGCACTATGGGGTAAGCCTCCCCGACATGAAGGCCGACACCCTGCGCCGTAGGGTAGAGGACCCGGAGCTGCCGGAAGCGGTCAGGCTCCTGCTGTCCATCCGCCTCGAGGCCACCAAGACCACGACCGCCAAGTACAAGGCCCTGCTGAAGGCGACCTCCGCCGATGGCCGCCTGCGCAACACCCTGCAGTTTGCTGGTGCGCAGCGCACCGCACGCTGGGCCGGGCGCGTCTTCCAGCCCCAGAACCTGAAGCGGCCAGACATGAAGCTGCCCCAGATCGAGCTCGGCATCCTCGCGCTCAAAGCCGGCGTCGCTGACCTCGTGTTTGACAACGTGATGAACTTGACGGCCAACGCCGTGCGGGGCTGCATCGTGCCCGGCCCCGGCAAGAAGCTGACCATCGCCGACTTGGCCAACATTGAGGGCCGTGTGCTCGCGTGGCTGTCCGGCGAGGCGTGGAAGATTCAGGCGTTCGCCGACTACGACACCGTCACCGGCGTCGACGCCAAGGGTAAGCCTGTCCGGGTTGGCCCCGACCTCTACAAGCTGGCCTACGCCAAGGCCTTCGGCATCGAGCCCGAGGACGTGGACGACTACATGCGCCAGATCGGAAAAGTCATGGAGCTGGGGCTAGGGTATGAGGGTGGCGTCGCCGCCTTCCTGACCTTCGCCGCCGTCTACGACATGGACCTCGATGAGCTGGCCAAGGCCGTGCACGCCACCGCCGACCGCAGCGCGCTGTTCGCCGCCGAACGCATCTACGAGTGGGCCGTCAAGAAGAACCGCGCCCTCGGGCTGCCGCGCAATATCTATGTCGCCTGTGAGGTCCTGAAGAAGTCATGGCGCGCGGCCCACCCCTGCACCACCTCCCTCTGGGCCGATGTCGGGGACGCTGTCCGCCAAGCTATCCGCTCGCCGGGCGTGCGCTTCACAGTCAACGCCCTCGTCATCCAGCGGGACGGGGCATGGCTGCGCATCCGCCTGCCTTCGGGTCGGGTGCTGTGCTACCTGCAGCCCAAGATTGAAGGGGACCAGCAGATCACCTACATGGGGGTCAATCAGTACACCCGCCAGTGGGCGCGCATCAAGACCTACGGCGGCAAGCTGGTGGAGAACATCACCCAAGCCGTGGCCCGCGATGTCATGGCAGCAAACATGCAGCCCATCGAGGACGCCGGCTACCCCATCATTTTGTCGGTCCACGATGAGCTGCTGACGGAGACCCCAGACACCCCGGACTTTAGCGCGATGGGTTTAGCAAACCTGATGTCAGTGGCCCCGCCATGGGCAACGGGGCTGCCACTTTCTGCTGCAGGCTTCGAGACCTACCGCTACAGAAAAGGTTGATGTTGCTAAACGGCTTTAGCAAATGCTATAATTCACCTCTCTTTCAAAACCACTGGAGCCTTTGATGAATTCACGCAAATACCCCCGCACCCTTCAGGAGGCCTTCGGCCCCTACTGCTCCCCGGAGATAGAGGACACCCCGACCCCCATCGACTGGCAGGACGCCGTCGTGTTGGCCGGTTGCGGGGTCGCCTGCGTGGCCACCTTCATCATCCTCTGCATCTGGGGCTAGGCCATGGTGCCGTACCAAGCAGGGGGCGCAGAGTTCCTCTACCCCCGGGCCGGGGACGAGCGCCCCACGGCCGGGGCCAAGGTCCTGCTCCTCACCATCGGCGGAGTCTGCATCGTTGGCCCTTGGAAGGACGACGGTTTTTACCTTGGGTGGTTGAAGCTCCCCAAGCGCAACATCAAAAAGGAAGAAGCATGCGCGAGTCGAAAATAGAAAAGTACCTCGTTGACCGGGTCAAGGCCATGGGCGGCGAGGTGCGCAAGGTTAAGTGGATCGGCCGCAACGGTGCGCCGGATCGCTTGGTGATGCTGCCGCGCGCATGGGCTAGGACGCTTGACCAACCCTACGTGTTGATTGGCGACTTCCCCGCGCAGACCATCTGGGTCGAGCTCAAAGCAACCGGCGTTGAGCCCGAGGCGCACCAACTGCGTGAACACACCCGGATGAGGGCGATGGGCCAGCGCGTTGAAGTGATCGACAGCCTCCGTGGCGTGGAGGACCTACTCTCATGAGCACCCGACCAAAGGCAGATGGAAACTTCGTCGCGGAGCAGGCGGCCCGGATGAAAGAGATCATCCAGTCGCGCGCATGGCTCGCACCGGACGACCTCGAGTACGTCGCCGAGACCTTGGATAAGTTGAAGGACGAGCGCTTCAAGGCCTGCGTCGCTGAGCTCATTGGCTGGGGCGACGACGAGCGCAGCGAGCTCGAGAGCTTCATCGCCATCGCCATCGAGGTTATGCGCAAGACCACCACCAGCCGCCTGCGGGAAGCGACGCAGGTGGTGTGGCTTCGTGAGCTGGTGAAGCCGCTGTGACCCGCAAGATTTACACCCCCCGCGAGTTCGCCAAGCCGGCGACGGACTTCATCGTGGCCAACCCGCGCTGCGCGCTGTTCGCCGGCATGGGCATGGGCAAGACAGTCATCACCGAGACCTATCTGGACATCATCCACAACGTGCTCGGCGAGGACGCCCCCACCTTGGTGCTGGCCCCGCTGCGGGTGGCGCGCGATACTTGGCCGGAGGAGACCCAGAAGTGGGAGCACCTCCGCGACCTGACCATCGTGCCCATCATCGGCGACGTGAAGGAGCGCCGCGCTGCGCTGCGCCGTGACGCCAAGGTCTACACCATCAACTACGAAAACATCCCGTGGCTGGTTGACACCTTGGGCAGTAGCTGGCCCTTCGCCAACGTGGTCGCGGATGAAAGCACGAAGCTGAAGAACTTCAGGCTGAGGCAGGGCGGCACCCGCGCCCGGGCGCTGGCGGGCATCGCCCACACCAAGGTCAAGCGCTGGCTCAACCTCACCGGCACGCCCGTCAGCAAGGGCCTCGAGGACCTGTGGGGTCAGATGTGGTTTCTGGATGAAGGCCGCCGCCTCGGCCGGACCTACACCTCCTTCACCGACCGCTGGTTCAGGGCGCTGCCGGGCGGCGATGGGTACTCAAACATCGGGCCGATGCCCCACTCGCAGGACGAGATTCAGGAGCGGCTGTCCGACATCTGCCTGACGCTGGACCCCCGGGACTGGTTCGACATCGAGCTGCCCATCGTCAACGTGATCAGAATCAATCTGCCGAAGGCCGCCATGGTCCACTACAAGGAGATGGAGGACGACTTCTACACCGAGATCGGGAAGGCAAAGATTGAGGCGCTGAGCGCTGGCAGCAAGTCCCAGAAGCTGCTGCAGTTGGCCAGCGGTGCGGTCTACATCAACGGCGGCAACACCGAGTGGGCCATCGCCCACGGCGAGAAGCTCGCGGCGCTGGAGTCTATCGTCAGCGAGGCCAACGGCATGCCGGTGCTGGTCGCCTACCACTTTGTGAGCGACCGGGTCCGCATCCTCAAGGCCATCCCCGGGTCCGTCGACCTAGCGACCAAGGAGGGCATGGCCCACTTCCGAGCTGGCCGGGCTACGGTAGGCCTCGCCCACCCGATGAGCCTTGGCCACGGCGTTGATGGCCTGCAGAACGTCACCAACATCATCGCGTTCTTTTCGCACTGGTGGGCGCTTGAGAATCACGACCAGATCATTGAGCGCATCGGCCCGATGCGCCAGATGCAGGCCGGTAATAATCGACCGGTCTTTATTCACTACCTTGTTGCTGCCGGCACCGTTGACGAGCTCGTCATGAAACGCCACACCAGCAAGCGCAGTGTTCAGGATATTTTATTAGAAGCAATGAAGGAAAGAAAATGACCAACTACCAATGCGCCAAGCACAACTGGTTCGCCCCCCACGGACCCTGCCCAACCTGCGCCATGCAGGATGCTGTCGATACGCTCGCCTACCCCCGCACCACGCCGGAGCTTGCCGAACCTGAGCCAGAAAATGTTGAGGGCTACGGACCCCCTATCACCGCCCGCGATACCCAAGTCGGCGGACGCCACTACAAGGTGATGAAGGTCCAGCCATGGGACGTGGTAGACACGTGGCCCCACGAGCAGCAGATCGGCTACTACCGTGGCGGTGCCCTGAAGTACATCATGCGGATGGGCTCGAAGGACGAGAGCCCGGCGGAGATTGCCAAGGGCAAGCACTACCTCGAGAAGCTGCTGGAGGTGTTGAATGGATGATGCAGACCGCGCTGGCATGGACCAGCCGCTGCTGCTCGATGATGCGATACGTCGCGCCCGGGCTGGCATGGAACTGAGGCCCGGCCCCCCGGGTGAGTGCGAACGATGTGGCGAGTGGGCTGGCCGATTAGTGGGTGGGGCTTGCCCGCCCTGCCGGGACAGGCACAAGCTGCCGTGAGTTTATTCCTAGATACGAATGAGCTCTCGGAGCTGACGGGCCGCGTGCGTCGACAGGCGCAGCGCGGTGCCCTTAACTTTATGGGGATCGAGCACAAGGTTCGCCCTGATGGAAGTCTGGTGGTAGCCAGAGAACACGTTGAAAAACTCTTCGGGGTGCCTGCGTTAAACGCCAAGCCCCCAAAACAACAAGGACCAGACCTGAGCTGGATGTGATGATGAATGGCAAAACCCTGCAACCCTGAGAACAAAGGCCTGCCAACCCGGTGGCAGGCAGTCCA